GTACGGTGACGCAGTAACGATTGCAGAGTGGTCTATCTAAAAGTAAAAAGCCCCTCGATTGAGGGGCCAAAGGGAGTCACTTGAACCGTGGCGGTTTTAAGTGATAGTCTTTACTCGGCTAGAAACAAAGACATGGGTAGTATACACGACGGGACGTCCCTGGACACCCCTAGACACCACTAGACTACTCATGCCTCCTTTTTTAGTCAGAGATTACTGGGCGTTAGGCCGACGAACCTAGAACGTCGGAGACGGAGTTGACCCTCTCTATGATGCGCCCCGCTGGTCGAGAGCAGATCAAGCGGATAGATGTCAAGATTCGATACAGTAATCAAAGCTCGTCATTACTAATTAACTAATTTGTCGGAGCTTGCTCCGGCATTAAAAGGGAAGTGTGGATGATAATTTTAATTGATGGTTCTTACTACGAACCCGATGATGCCCAGATTATTTACTGGCAGAATGCTTTTCCAAAAGTGGATGTGTTTGCTGAATTAAGCGCAATGGCCGCTTGGTGTGACGCTAATCCGAAGAAGCGAAAGAAGGATGGAAAGCGATTTGCGGCAGGATGGATATCTAGGGCATCACAGCAAGAACGAGGCGTGTCGCCATTTGCAGAGAAAATGACTACAAATAATGGTAAAATTGGCATGAAGTCCTGGAGTACCGTAGACGATTGCACTCACGATTTTATGAAGTCAGAAAGTTACAGGTCGCATTGCTTGGAAAAGTACGGCCAGTACGTCACGTTTGATGGCGAGAGGGTAACGTCTTGAGCGAGCGATGGATTGTTAACAACAAGTACCAGGCGCAGCAGTTTTGCGAGTACATCATGAAACATCAAAATTCTGGCAAGGTGTACGAAATCCTAGAGCCAAAACTAACTTCACAGCAGATGAAAGCTATACACGCTTATTGCGATGACATAGCACGCGCTCTAGCGGCTTCTGGGAATGATATGCAACACATTGTAACCTTGCCTATAGAACCGACAGGAAAGCTCGTAAAGGAGATTATGTGGCGTCCTGTACAAAAGGCTTTGTTTGATAAGAAGTCTGTAACGCAACTAAAGATGCGCGATGTAGACGACGTGTTTCGAGTCATTGCCAAACACCTGGCTGAAACTCACGATATCGATGTGAGATTTGGTCGGGGGTAATGGATTCTGGGGGGAATCATGAGCCTACTTGATTACTGTACAACTGAACGTCAAAAACAAGTTATTACTCTGCACTTAGAGGGGCTTGGCTATCAGAGGATCGCCGATCAGCTCGGGACTACCAAGCTGGGTGTTCGTGACACTGTAAAAAATGTGAAGGGCAAGGCCGCTATTCAAGGACATTCTCCAAATAATGACATGGTTCACACGGTCCCATTTCCCTACACGGTCAAGGGTGTCTCCACGCTGTATAACGCTGACGGAATCCCTACATCGCAGTGGGTCAAGTCCCAGATCGACTCTGAAAAACAGCTTGAAATGATGCGTGAAGTCGTCGCCTCAATGTCTGAAGATATAAAACCAGAAAGCCCTGTCCCCTCGCCAAACATTAATTCCGATGAGTTGCTTAATTGCTTTGTGATTACCGACTATCACATGGGAATGCTGGCAGACAAGGATGAGGTAAATGCGTCCGGTCAAACTGGCAATGGCGATTGGGACTTGAAGATAGCTGAAGACACGCTGGTAAACTGGTTTTCTGAGGCAATCAGAATAAGCCCAGAAGCGGACACTGCTATTTATGCGCAGCTAGGCGACTTCGGCCATTATGACTACGAGCCATTAACACAGGCTTCCAAACATTTATTAGATTCGGACAGCAGGAATTTTAAGATCGTGAGGGCCACGATACGAGTCACCCGCCAAGTCATCCGTATGCTGTTAGAGAAGCACAACCATGTGCATATAAAATGGTGTGACGCAAACCACGACCCCTTTAGTGCGATATGGATGCGAGAATTACTAACCGCTTTGTATGAGAGCGAGCCGCGCGTTTTTGTTGATAACACAGCAGACACTTATTACGCCTATGAGTTCGGCAAGACGGCCCTGTTTTTCCATCACGGTCACAAGCGTAAAGTGGCAAACGTCGACACAGTATTTGCCGCGAAGTATCGAGAGGTGTTTGGCAGGACAGAGCACGCTTACGCGCACATGGGCCATTACCACAGTGTAGATAAAAAAGAGACGAACTTAATGGTTGTAGAGCAGCATAGGACACTTGCAAGTGCAGACGCTTATAGTAGTCGCGGCGGCTGGCTTAGTGGTCGTGAAGCTAATGTAATCACCTACCATAAGGAATACGGGCAAGTCGCGTATAATACAATTTCATACAAAATGATTGCTAAGTGAGATGCTATGATCGATCTAATCAATGTGCCATTGGCAAGAGGGGGATCGGTCGTATTACTAATAAAAAACATAGGCGGAGCCATAACAAACAGGGATAACCCAGACTACACGGACGTGTACTCAGCGCCATTCATTGACCCGGTTACCATTGACATGGATATCGATCAGTTCGGCGAGATATGGTTTTCGGCCCTTTGTGAGGACATGGATTCAATCGATGACTACATCACGCATACCGCAATGGCGATGCACTAAATGCAACGAGCGCATGGAGCCGTTATTCACTTTGAAAAAACCTGGCTATCTTCGTGGATGGCTTTGTAAGTGTGGTAACTTCGAGAAAGCAATTTTAAGAGAAAGGAAGTTCACCATTGGCCAAGCGGAAACTCAAAACAGTAGCGAAGCTTAAACAAGAAGCGGCGACCTTGCTGCAAAAGCTGGTACGCATGAAGTATGCCAATGACAGCGGATTTTGTGAGTGTGTTACTTGCGGAAAGATGGGCCATTACAAAGAGATGGACGGTGGTCACTGGATCAGCCGCAACTCAGCTCACCTGTTAACAGAGGAAAACATCCATCCTCAGTGCAAAGGTTGCAACCGCTTTATGTCAGGATGCCACGAGCAGTACACGCTGTTTATGATCGACACTTATGGCATGGAGCTGGTAAGAGAGCTGTCAGAGACTAAACGCCAGGTAATGAAATACAACCGAATAGACCTAGAAGACCTAATTACTGACTTTAAACAGCGCATCAAAGAACAAGAGCAGCGCCTGGCTGGCGTGTAGCTATAACACTGTATGTGATATAATGATCCTGCCTATATGGAGGTGATTATGTGTACGAAAGTGAAGCGTGCCATGTTCTGTACTCGCAATGGCTATAAGCACATAGAGAATCTCGACACAGTTTGTATTCTGGTCGGGAGGTTAAAAGGTCTAACTGAGTCTGAGTACCTTGATCTATGCGCTGTTAACAAGCTAGAAAATGCGCGTGCGCTTGAAATGGCAAAACATTACCCAACTCGGTAGTTAAGCGAGCCAAACTCGGGTGGTATACACCCTAGCCTTCTGCCCCCCAAAAAAAGCGTCACATTTGTCGCAACCCCTTGTGCGACATAACACCCCTTGTTAACTTAACTACATCGGCTGGAGACACAGCCACTAATTAAGGGAGAAGATTATGTGGGGATACACAATCATTGGTCGTGACGGTGGCGAGGCTTACACGTCTGAGCCTGAGTATGAGACATACGAAGAGGCTGACAAGGCAGGTGACCTGACCTTGTGTGACATGAACGAAGGCTCAATGGAGGTTTGGGAAGATTAATGGCAAAGCCAGCAAATCCACACCATCACATGACTTACACAGAAGTTGCTGAGGCGCTAGGTGTTAGTCGTCAAACCATTAAAGTCATTGAGCGTAAAGCGTTCGAGAAGCTAAAAAACAACAAGAAGCTAAGGGAGTATTGGCATGGACTTATCGCAGAAGAAGGCGGCATTGATTGCGCTAGTGATATTTTTGATCGCCCTCGGAATAGTGGGTAACGGTGACTACGAAGACGAGCTTGCGGAAGAGCTGTTCTACAAAGAGATGGTCTGTGATGGCAAGTGGCCTGACTACAAAGAGCTAGGGGTAACGTGTGAAGCTCTCTAAACAAGAAATGGAAGAGGCTAAAGACCTTTATGATAAGGGTGTAGATGTCTGGTCTTTGTCCGAAGCTTTCGGTGTTCATTACGACACAATGCGCAAATATCTACGCCAGTACGACCTATATGGTGTGTCTATTTTTACCCCTTATCCACAATATGTTGAGAAAACAGAGGATTAGAGTAAAATAATTAGGTACTCAACTGTTGGGGGTAATTAAATGCTCCAAGTGGTGAACATAAAGTGGCACGCAATCGAGGTCGGTAATATGCCGAGTGAAGAGCGCACTGTTCTCGTTGCTTTTGACGACATGACCGTAGAATCATGGCCACTAACAGTTGAGGACATTTTGGACGGGGAGATACGGGCAGGACGCAGCATGGGGCTGTACTGGGCCGACTCAATACCGCACCCAGACGAGGAATGACAAGTGGCACAGACCAGGCAGCAGAAAATTGCCGCAGACGTTAAGAAGGGTACGAGAGACAAGATCGAAGCCGGACGTCTGTTGGCACAAATTACTGATAACATTACTAAAATAGGCGAGCTAGACGTAGGTAGTGATAACTTCCACAACCAGCTCAAGAAGTATGAGGCTATGCAACGCGATAACTTCCGCCTGTTTAACAAGGTACTGCCTGATCTAAAGGCCATAGACGCTGATCTAACGAGTAGCGATGGCTCCATGACTCCACCAATGGTGATTGAACTTGTCGCAAAAGGTCTCGATTGAACTACCGCCTAAGCTAGCCGATCTATTCACCGGCGAAGCTAGGTACAGGTGCTCTTATGGTGGACGTGGCTCTGCCAAGACTCGCTCATTCGCATTGATGACCGCTGTATGGGGAATGCGTTGGGGAGTAGCTGGCAAGCAAGGGCAAATACTCTGCGCTCGTGAACATCTTAACTCTCTCGATGAATCCTCGATGGAAGAGGTTAAGTCAGCGATACGATCCGTAAAGTGTCTTACTGATTACTATGAGATCGGCGAGAGATATATCCGCAGCAAGGATGGGCGCATCACTTACGTCTTTGCCGGCCTGCGTAGGAACCTGGATAGCATCAAGTCTAAGGCTCGCATCCTATTGTGCTGGGTAGACGAGGCGGAGACGGTTACTGAGACCGCATGGCAAAAGCTCATACCGACTGTGCGAGAAGATGAGTCTGAGATATGGGTAACTTGGAACCCTGAGAACAAACACTCCGCAGCTCATAAGCGATTCAGGGTGAATACTCCCAATGAGTGCAAGATCGTCGAGATGAATTGGCGTGACAATCCTTGGTTCCCAGACGTCTTAGAGTCTGAGCGCCAGGATGACCTTAAGAAACGTCCTGATGTGTACGACCACATCTGGGAAGGCGACTTCAGGATCTTCTCTGAGGGCGCTTACTACACTCAAGAGATGGCGAATGCCTT